GAAGCTATCTAAGCGGGCTTCTGCGTTAGAAGCAACTGAGAAAGCGTTAGGCGCTGTACCGGCGGTTCCAACAAAGTTACTGATCTGATTGGTTGTCTCATAAAGCAAGCTATCTACTTTATTAGCCAAGGTAACCATAGCTGGGTTGATGACTTCTCTGTTGAAATCGTCTAATTCTAAGGCGAGTTCGGTTGAGGTCACTTCAACATCAACACCAATCATGTCACCCACAGTGATGTCGGTATATTGTTGGTTGATATCCTGAACTGACACATTTGGGCCAGTACGTGATTCGTAACGGGTTGGTTTACGAATACGGATTGAAGAACCAGTTTGGCTGTTGAATTTGTCTTGGTATGAACGTCGTGCGGTTTTTGCGAAGACGAGGTTGTTGCCAAATTCCATCAACGCGGTACGCAAGATAATATCATTCGTTAGTAAATTATTCGCCATGAGTAAAACTCCTTGTAAGATTAATTGGACGTAAATATACCGTTCAGCTTTTTAAGCCAAACTTCTACTTATTTCCGACAATTAACCGGAGTCGTTACCGTGACAGGGCTTCCCGAAGGATTAGCGCAGACCCATTCAGCGCCTAAGTTTTTAACCGTAACTTAGCAAAAACGTGACAAGGATTCCCGAAGGATTAGCGCAGTCCTATTCAACGCTCGTTCGATCAACCAAATTTGTTCTTATACCAGTTCTCGAAGTCGCCTGGTGGCATCTTGCCTGGGTCACCAGTTGTTGCGGCTCCTGAACCTTGTCCACCCATCGGTTTAATAGCCCGTGGAGCTTTCGTGGCTTTAGACTTCCTTTTGGAATCGAACCTAATTTCAAGTCTTGCAATCTCTTTAGCCGCTTTAATCGGATTGAGAGCCGCAATTCTCTCTGCTTCTGTAACGTTTGTACCTAGAAAGTATAATACATCATCTTTGTATTTACTTTCAACAATAGCTTCTGCCATCCCTCGATTAGAAGGGAACCCATCACCGTATAAAATGTAGTCGGTGACTTCTTCAAAATCTTTGTATTTCTGTTTTCCACCCTCAATAGCCGATTTCAGATTATCATGAAACTCTTTCTCATGTTTTTGAATATTAGCTTGTTGTTGATAATATGAGTTTTGCTGTTGTCGCATGTCATCACGGTAGTCATTGACCGCCATAATGAACTCGCCATCAGAATTATAGGCTTCTCTCTGAGGTAAGTTAGGGTCTGATTGCTGTTGCTGCTCTGGCTTCTCATGTGCAGCCTTTAAACGGGCATTTTCTTCACGTAGAGAGTCAGCTTCTTGGGCGCGTTTATCGGCAATTGATTGCTCGCGCTCCATCTTTTTCTTCATCCACTCAGGGAGTTCTTTTTTCTTTTTGGCTTCTTCTGGAACAATATCTGGTTCTGGCAGAGGGAGTTCTTCATCCTCTGGGTCGGCATCAGGTTCATCAGAACTTTCTTCTTTTTCTGCTGGTTCGCTGCCTATATCAGAATGAAATTCATCGCTCTTTGGAGGGGACTCTTGTTCTGTTTCTTCTTGTTCAACGACTTCACTGTTTTCGAGGTTCTCTGTCATTCTGATTCCTTTAAAATGTCATGACATTATCATGACTAGCATTATACTTATTTTGAATAAGTTAGCAAAAAAAATCCCGCTTTCACGGGGAGTGAGGAAAAGTCATGGCTACTCTTTTTTATTGTCCGGTTTTGGCGTGTGGTGCTTTGTCATTGTATCTGCATGTTTCAGTATAGCGATATTCTTTTGAGTCGCTACTTTGTCAACTTCTGCCGCCGCCTTTGTCAACCCTACATGGGCATTGACGTTGGTAGCATTAGCTTCCTGCATGATCTTTTGCTCATCCAGGTATTGCTGATTTTTCTTAACATCCAACTCAGCCATAGCGATCTTGTTCTTGTCTTCGTCGATCTTGTTCCTACCCATTTGAACCATAATCTCAGGATTAGGTGGCTGTTGTGGTGGTGGTGGTGGTGGCATCCCATCTTCCTTGGCAATGATTGGAGGTGGAACCAATGTTCTGAGACGTTCAACCATCTGAGGCGTGTTTTTAAGACCAGAGTTCTCAGCCAGTAGATCAGGGATGAGATTGCCGATAGCTGGATTAACTTGCGCAAGACGAATCATCACATCCATAGCTTGAGACTGTTGAGCATCGAAAGAACCATCCACTCTAATCTCAATATCGTACTTGCCATTGGTCAAATCATTATCAACCCTTTCTTCAATATCGCCACCTGGATTCATCTCAAAGCCATTTGGTTGGTTGATTGCCACAGATTTGGACTTACGGTCTTTGCCCATCACCATAATGTCGCGTTTGTTATCGTAGATGTGAGGAATCATATCCAGGCAAATCTTACCGATCTGCTTGATCCCACGCTGGTTGTTACTGTCGTAGAGATTGACCGGCTTGTTAGAGGCAGTCTTTCTGGCATTAATTGCCTTGCCTGAGACAGCGTTAGTTTCCTCACCACGCGACTCTTCAAAGCGCCCGAGTATCTGCATTAGGTCACGGTTGCAGTTGTTGTAGGCCGTCATAAAGGAGTCATTAAAGGCAGGTGGATTAATGAACTCTGGTTTACCTGCTGTTCTATCAAAATTGTACTCTAGCCAGCCCTGTACTTGACCTGGATTGAGCCAATCGTCTTCATGCCCTGCTATCATATCGGCAGTTGCCATAATGGTCTCTTTGCGGCTACGAAGGATACCGTAGGCTATTTCAGAACCGATATAGTTCATCAGTTTTTGAGTATCAATGGCATCTTGGATGTATGGAATCGGTATCTGTTCGCCATCAATAACCGTGGAGTCACCCTCAAAGTAAGGGATGGGAAGTATCCGACCTGGGTATTCTGTTTCTTCGAGTATCTTGTTTTGAACGAAGATGATGTGCTTCATTTTATAGTCGCGAGAGACTCGTTCATTCGCGATACTAAGTGGTTCAAATCCCATCAACTCAGCATCAGGATTTTGTGCCAGGTATTGTTCCTGCTTATCGAGAACTTCTTTCGCTTCTTTCGCTGTCATCTCTTTATCATCTGAGAGCTGGACGATATTTTCTTCAAAGTATTCTTTCAGGTACATCTCGCAAATCATGACGGTATCGCGTGTATTCCATTGGACGTAGTAATTGCCCGTCAGCCCTGACACTCCTTGAGGATTTGGGCAAATCTTACCGTAATACTTCTTGAACTTGTCCAAAGATAATACACTATAAACACCGCAATAATCGCCGTCTGCCTTGTTAGCATCGGTTGCTGTTGGGTCCCAAAATGCTGATTGGAAATCCATGATTGGCTTGATGCGAAGAACTTGATTAAATGAGGTCGGGCTTTCGTATTCTGAGACCACTCTAGCCGCACCCCAGCCACACTCCAAACCGTGTCTGCCAGCAATTTGATAAGCAATGTCTGCATCAGATTCATATTCGATGTGCCGTATCAGCCCTTCGTATATATCGACGGTCTGCTGCTTAACCTTGGTACCCACACCACGAACGGTTAAGCTAGGACTGTTTTCCCGATACTCTCCAAGGATTCCACGCACAATAGCGGTGAGTTTGTTGAATTCCATCGTTGGCTTGTTGGTTAGCTCACGCGCTTGACGGATATTCAAATCCCACTGATCGACATATAAAAAGGTGAGGAAATTCCTAGCTCTCTCTATATGCTCATTGAATTTTGAGTACCATTCTTCAACTTTTTGAATACTAGCATCTAAGAGGGTTGGCTCCTCAATATCATCTTCGTTAGAGCTTTCGTCAGCAATGTAGTCTTGGCTTGCCATAATCTTCCCTTTTTATAAAGCCATGAATGGCACTTTTCTTATCTTATTCGATTTCACCGGCGTCGGCTTGGGTTTTTTATGCTCAGAAGAATATGCCATTGCCCTATACTCAAGCGCTTCACAGATGTGCGAGAAGATATTCTTAAGCGGTTTTTCGTGATACTGCTCTTTCCCAACGACTTTCATTCTAGCGTATTGGAAGTTACCCATTAAACCTTTTCGTATCATTTTTGCTTTACTGGAAACGATAAAAGCTGGTTCGCCTCCTGTGTTACGACCAAGGAAATATTTAAGACCATCCCGACGAGGAGTAGGATTGTTATTGTTTGAGGCTGGATAAGACCGAATACCACACTCAAGCAAGATATCCTCACATGCCCGCCCATCCGTTTCAGATTTGGTACTACCTGCTGGGTCATGGACGCTATGATAGTTGTCTCTCCACCACGGATAATTGCGATCAAGATGAGGAACGACTACGTTGCTGGTGAAATCTCGCAAATCCATGTCCTCAGTCCATAGCTCATCAATGACCTGTAACTGTCCAAGTGACGTTAATTGAGTTATAGCACATGCCGGTGTATTACCATTCCAACTCGGTTTACCATTTCTGCGAATATAAAGCGTATGAAATGGGACATTCAAACAATATATTTTACCATTGTAGTCAATACGCTTAAAATTTTCTCTTAATAGTTCGGCACGTTTCGCTCGTTTCTTAAATGCTATACTATAGCCACCTTCGTTAGTAATCGTTCTTTCAATTCCATCTTCGATAATTACGCTGTCTTGTGGTTTTACTTTTTGTAGGGATGAATTCCAGCCTGCTTTCTGTGATAACTCTTGAAAATCATCAGCCATACGTTTGGAGGTTGTAAAAAGAGTATGTTCAATAGAGCCATTTTTTCTTATTCGAATATGTCCGTCACCCATTGTGTAAGAATAGATAAAGGCTCGAATATATTCTTTAGGCATTTCTTTAATCACGTCGGGAACGAACTTCTGTTTAGCTTTACCAAATTCAACCAGATATGGACCTAATTCATTATCAGTCGCTCTCCATGCTTTGCTTCCATACCGCCAGTTTATGCCGGAACGATCTAACATTTCCTGCATAACTGGATTTTGATTATTCTGAGCAATGCTAATTCTATGGCTATTACCAACAACTTGCATACTACCTTCTGAGAGATACAATCCCATTACCTGACAGAAAGTATAAGCATCCATACCGTAAAATTTTATTTCTTCTGGTGAATCTCCTTTCCAATCAGAAACAACATCAACATAATGATGGCCGCTAATATTTTCAGCTAGCCATTTAGCAGGTTTAAAATGGATTTTTTTGGGAGTGTCACGATATGTAAATGGAACACGATGATCAGGTGTCACACAAAAATTTACGTTTTGACTTGCCCATTCAAGCATCTCACCTTCATAATCATATGCAGTTTTGAAATTAATTTTTGTATAAGAAAACTCACCCGTTTCAGGATTACGTGTTGCAACGGTGTCCATTTTCTCATCAACATCTTTAAATAATTTCCAGCCATCGTAAGTTAGAACCTCAGTATCTTCGGTATAGCACAAGCCAAAATCGAACCCGAGTCCTAACTCTATATTCGGGTTAGCGTCGAGTGGCTTGCCGTAGTAGTGCATCGAATCATTGTAGGTCTTATGGACGGGTTTACCGTCGATCATAATACCGTAGTCGCCCATGAGATTGACTTTGATTTCTTCGTCAGTGTAACCAGGCACCAGTTTTAGCCAGTAGTCGAAATCATTTTGCACTTCCATGAAGTCAACGGCTGCGTTGTTAGAGTAGGCGGTGCCATCCATAGAGACTGCGTATTTAGATTCATCTTTAGGCACCACGTCCAGTTTAATCAGTGGCGAGTCGTAGCGAAACATCTTATGGTTCGTCGGGCATCTTTCTTCAAATGTTTTATAAATCCAGTGGTCAGTATCAGGCGGGTTAGTATCACAAATAACCCCAGCCCATTTAATCTCAGCACCATCTTTTTTGGATGGGTAACGATTCACACGTTGCTGACATATTTTGAAAATCTTCTTGTTGATGAACTGTAGCTCATTAATGTATGCCCAGGTCAATTCGAGAGACATGAGCTTGCCAACATCATCAATAGAATCCATTGGCATGAAGAATATCTCTATCTCCACATCATTGAATTTCATTACCTGTGTGATGGGTGAATCCCATTTTATTTTGCCGAACTTTTCTTCTGGATACCAAGAGAGCCATGTTTTTATCGTCGTTGATTTAAGTTCAGGGAAAGTGTTCCTTATAACAGCACCACGGGTTCTACGAATTCCATCCTTACCAGGCGGTTGCTGTATGCCACGAATAATTGGGTCGATACAACATGCAACGGATTTACCGCAGCCGACGGCTCCAAAGAGCAACCGTACAAAACTATCATCGTTATGAAACTCGCAAGCCGTACTGGTCGCGTTATAGTCAAGCGAAAAATCTACCATTCATGTCCTTAATCTTCGTCCTCATCTTCTTCATGTTCAATTGCCTTAGTAATCACTTGCTCAATTGCAGGTGCGGCTACTTGAGCCGGAAGTTTAGGCGTCACATTAAGATTGATGATAAACGGATTGTCTTTATCAGGTGTG